AGTAGTTCCACCCCTCAACATCTCAACTTTACCACTCAATGTTCCTGACTGTTGACCAGAGTTATCAATTTGCCAAGAATAATTATATCCATTAATTTTAATACCAGAGTTTGATAAATCTAACGCATGTTGAAGTGCAAATGCCTCAGCAGTTATTCTTTGGGTTGCTGTTGCATTTGTATATCCGAAGATTATTGTATTGGTATCTGAATTAAATGCTGGGGTGTTACCACCAGAATACCCACCTGCTGCACCTTTAACTGTGCCTGACCAAGCATCGACTGATGGTGTTAGGATATTTTGAGAAACAACATTTGTGATTGCAGCATCAGCTTTCACAACTTGTGCTTTGACTGAGCAGGTACCAAGACCTGCTGCCAAAATTGCGACAACAACGACAGAAACCAAATTCATTGGTTAGTCCTTGCTCTTAACTTTCTGTGGTTGACGCTTTGGTTCTGCTGTCCAAATTTCTTTGGCAGACTCACCGATTTTACCATCAACTGGACATGGTGTACCAGCATTCATCATTGCTGAGAATACTCGTTCATCTTGACACATGATGGCAACTGCAGCAACTTTCATGCCCATATCGTAGATACCACGAGCAAGTTTAAGTCTTTCGCAGTTAGTATCGGTCATAGTAGAACCGAAAGAAATACCAAGGATTTGAGTTTGAGCTGCACCAGATACACCGACTGCGCAAACATCAGAGTTGATAACTGTAATTGCTGGAGCAACCGCAGTTGGAGGTGGGGATTTTACTGTTGTTGTGCTTGTTGAGGTAGAGTCTGTTGTAGATCTACTAGTCGAGTCAGTCACGATTGGGTCAGCCCAAACGGAAGATGTAGCCATGATAAAAAGCACCGCTGTATAAGCGATCTTTTTAATCATTTTAAAACCTTTATTTTAATATTGCAAGAAGTTTATTATAACAATACATCTCACATCTAATATATTTAGGAATTATCGGGTGTACGAGTCTTTTTTTTCTTGTAATTCATCTACTTCTTTTTCTATGGTCTTTTCACCGAAAATAGATGATATTTTGTTCAAAAAAGAAGTTGTTTTTGGTGGTTTTTGTCCTGTTTCGGACATATAACGACCAGTTTCTCTTCTTTTGTAGAGTTCTGGTTCCCAATCTTTTGACGCTTCATCTACTTCTATTTCTGGTAGATCGTCCTCAAATGGCGAATCTTTAGTCTCTGTTTGTGGTGTTTCTTCAACTACTTCAACAACTGGTTCTACTTGTTTTGTAAGATCATCTACCATGTGATCAAATGCAGAAGTATCAGGTGGTTCAATAACAGGTTCGGGTTCTACTGGTTGTAGTTCTTCTTCTGCTTTAATATCTGGAAAGTCTTCTTCAGGTTTCTTTTTAAAGTATTCAGTCCAGTGACTTTCATTGTTATGTTTTAAGTTCCAGTTAGCAGCAACTAACATTAAAACAGCCAATGGATCAAATACCATCACAATCATAATGATAACCCAGCGAACTGCTTTTTCTAAAACATCAGTTTCTGGGTTATCTCCATATAACAATGCTGCGATATATTTTATTGGTCCAACTTCGGCTTCGACTTTGCGGACTTCGCTGGCGATCGGGGAACGCTCTTCCTGGAGTTTACCGATTTTGGTTTGCGAATCCCCGATTTCTTTGAGGATTCTGGCTCTGTCTTTTTGCTGGGACTTTCTGATGGCAATACTTCTTTCGACACCATTACTTCCTGCACCACTGGCGGTGTTGGCTGTTCCACCACTTCTGCTGATGGTTTCGTTGACTTGAAGATCCAGTTGATTAAGTTCTTGACGACTTGCATTTAAGTTTTCCTTTTCTGTTTTAATTTTCTCATCAAGTATAGACAACTTAGACTGAACTTCTCCTGACGGAATTGCTTGGTCTAAGTGTGCTTTAGATAAGAAACCAAAGATGCCCATGGATGTGAGTAACATTAAAACTACTAGGGCTATGGTGAAATAAGACTTTAACAGTGTTGGAATTTCTTTCCAATTCTGATAAAGCCACGACGCTACCGTGAGTTTCGATAATTCTAGTAACGAACCCATGATGGCAATTGGTACGACAGCTGCAGCAAAAATTGCAACTAGCCCCATCACTGCGTAATATGCAGCGATTGCGGATAATGATAATGCAACTGCGAATAATAGATATGTCATATTTTACCTAAGATGTGGGATCCATGAACACGGACAGATATTTGTCCATTATAATATTCAGTAGATTCCAACACTTTTCTTGTGAATTGTTCCCTTGCTTCTATGTATGAACACTCAGCTTTACTTTTACAGAAAAACAAAATCTCTCGTGTAAAGCTGTCCTTACCGAGAGATTCTACATCTTTATTTAGCTCGATAGATGAGCCGTAGTAGTCCAGCCAATCCGAGTCTATTTTCTTACGAATCTTCTTCTTTTTCTTAATACCGTTTTTTTGTGTTACATTTTTGTAAGTAGTCTTTGAAAACTTCGATAACTTCTTACCAATATACTTACGATTATCACTAAGGTTTGTTATCAAATATACAAACCCTACACAATCATCTGGAAGTTCAACAATCTCTTGGTTATTATAAAGCCACATTCGAATAATTAGTCAGTGTAAATGACTATTTATTCTTCCTCTTCGTAATCGTCTTCCTCGTAAATATCAGCAGAGCACACAGGACAGTAAACGATGTCTTCTAATCGTTCTTCTGACTTGAGGATAATCTTACCTCTTGCTTGACATTCATTACATTCAAAAATCTTTGTTGTCATGCTGCTTTACCCCAAACATCACCCCATGTGCCAGACAATGCACCTTTTGCATAATCGGTAACACGATTCTCAAAGAAGTTTCCGTGTACTGGTGCATTGATCATTTCTTCAACCCATGGTAGTGGATTCTTTTTAACTTTAAAGATACCTTTCATGCCAAGTGAGATTAAGCGACGATCTGCAATGTAACGAATATATTTCTTAACATCTTCTGCAGATAGTTCACGCATGTCTCCATTTTGATAGCAAAGATCAATAAACTTATCTTCTAACTCTACCATCTTCTCAGCGATTGTATATATCTTACCTTTTAGTTCATCATTCCAGATCTCAGGATTTTCTTTGATATACTCACGGAATAACTTGATCATCGACTCAGCATGAATTGTTTCATCTGCGATAGACCAAGTAACAATTTGACCCATACCCTTCATCATGCCATGGCGAGGAAAGTTAAGCAACATGATAAAAGAACTAAACAACTGCATGCCTTCAGTAAAGGCACTGAAAACAGCAATATGCTCAGCAGTGCTAGCGACAGTACCATTGCTGCTAGAAATGTCAAGTACATAGTCATGTTTATCTTTCATTTCTTGATATTCAAGAAACTCGTTGTATGTAGATTCTGGCATTCCAAGAGTTTCAATTAAGTGAGAGTATGCAGCGATGTGCAATGCTTCTCTTGCAGCAAAACCCATCAACATCATACGAATCTCAGGTTGTGGAAAGTATGGAAGATAGTTATTAACATAACCACCAGCCACATCGATATCACCCTGCGTAAAGAATCTAAAGATGTTCGTGAGGAATAGTTTTTCCTCAGGTGTTAGTTTCTTTTTCCAGTCTTTAACATCTTCTGCCATTGGTACTTCTGAATGCAACCAATGTGCTTGCTCATGTTTCAACCAAGCATCATATGCCCATGGATAGTTAAATGGTTTGAAGTATGTTCGTTGATCTGTTAATTTTGATTTTGTTTTAGTTATCATTTTATTCCTTATTTTTTAATAAAAATCCTACTCTATTTCCAGCAGGACTAGAGTAGAATTCATCATTCCATATTGGTATAATAGTATTGGCATTATGATTAGCAAAATCATCATTATATCTAAAATGAACTTCTATTACTTTATCACCTATGACTTCTACATTGAACCATTCATATCTGTCTGCAACATCTTGTAATATTTTTGGTAATTTAAAATCATAATCAATCTTTGTCCAACGACTAAATCTATCTAATCTTGTTGGATCATCTCTAAATCCTTCAACAGATAGTACTTGTTTACCCCAATGATAATCAAAACTAAGATGACGACCTGTAAATATTTCACACCAAAAATATCCATCAGGAATAGAATCAGAATTTAAGTATTGTATGCTCGCACCAACGGACATCATTTTTAAATTCATAATAGGTCGTACTACATAATTTCCTGGAGTAACAGGTGCTATTCCTGCAGGATTACAAAGATAACCTAATTTTTTAGATAAGATTAGTTTATCAAAACACCAAAGGTCATTTAAATATATGCTATCAAATACATCTATATCGCCAATTTGAGGTATTACCCCTCGCAAGCCAGACATTCGTTGCCTTCTGCTAAATCGTGAAGATTAATTTCTTTAATAATTTCTCGTTCAATTCGTTTTGATACTTTGTCTGCCTTAGCAATCTTATCACTACGGCAGTAGTACATAGTCTTCAATCCAGACTTCCATGCTTGAAAGTGAACAGCGTGAATGTATTTAATATGACTGTCTGGTCTAAAGAATACATTTAACGATTGTGCTTGGTCAATCCATGGTTGGCGGTCTGCTGCATGTTGCACCACCCAACGCTGGTCAATCTCCATAGAAGTTTTGAACACATCTTTTGTCCAGTCTTCCATCCAATCAAGATGCTGAACGCTTCCGTCATTCGCAATAATCGAACTCCATATTTCTTGGGCATCTGCCTTAGGGTTTGAATTAACATAATCAGTGACGACCTTATCAAGATACTTATTTTTATTTAAGTGAGAACCCGATAGAGTGTCTTGGCGATAAGCATTGGCACGATAAGGTTCAATACTAGGACTAGTGTTGCCCATAAGAAT